AAACTATGAAGGAATGTGGCATTTCTCAATATACTCTCATCAACCGGGGCATCGACAAACACACTCTCGATCAGCTTCGTAAAAATCAAAATGTTACTGTTCTCACTATTGAAAAATTATGTGACATTCTTCACTGTACACCTAATGATGTATTTTCGTTTAAAAAAGAAAATGATTCATAATACCGTCATAGCATAGCATCTTTTCTATGACGGTATTTCTGTATAAGCCATGACATAATAAAACCGCAAGCTCTCTGGCCTGCGGTTTTATTGTCTTTAAATCTGTATTTGATATTTCCAGTTTAAATATTCCTCATCAGATATAAGCCCCCTTGCTCGTTTTCCCCGTATCACTCCCCATGCAAACAGAAAATCATTGAGTTTTTTATTGTAAAAGTTGATTACAACATCTCCTGTCTTAGAGTTTCTCTCCAACTTCATTTCTGGAAAATAATCTTCCAGTACAAGAAGCCTATATATCATATCTTCTTCCTTGTAACCAATCGGAATAGCAATATTTCTTGGATCAGCTTCTAACACTTCTGCTATTTTATTCAGCATTTTTTCTTTTGGAGTACGCTTTCCAGTTTCGTACTGTGCCATTCTCGGTCCTGCACTTTCTTCTCCAATCCCTACTGCTATTCCAAGTTCTTTCTGCGTTATTCCTCTTATGTTCCGGATTCTTTTAATGTTCTCGCCTGTACTCATATTTTACTTCGCCCCTTTCGTATTAAAACACTCACTGGAAATGTAATTACATACCAGACTGCTCGTACTGCAATCCCGATTGCAACAATGAAACCAAATACAGCTCCGATAATCACACTCATAGCTGCCATGCCAACTGTTCCAGATAAATCCCATCTTGACGGAATAATAATGAACATATATGGTATCCCTATTGGAACACCGTATACCAACATAAACCGGAACCAGTCAATCGAACCATCTACTATAAATATGTACTGTCCAAGCCAGGTAATTGTTCCAAGTAACAACAGCGGTAAAATACCTTTTGTAATAAAACTTTTCATTATGCGATGTCCTCCGTTTTCTTCTTGATCCTATCTGCCATTCCAATAAGCAAATCATCAAATACAAACCTTATCTCTATCTTCTCAGAATCATAAATCGTGATTTCCTCTACAAATGTTTCAGCTATGTGTCTGGTCATCTTTTTCAAAATATTTACTTCTTCTGCATTTTTCTCTACGGTTCTTATATCTTTCATTAAGTCATCTTCCACACTGGTAACTTCTTGTATCTGTTCATATTTATCCTGTATTATTTCTATCTTTTCATTTAGATCTTTTTTATTCTTCAGATAAGTCTCCTGATTCACCACACCTTCAGCATATGCTTCGTACTGCCGTATACGTTCCGCCTTCAATTTTTCTAATTCCTGTTCCATATTTCTTTGCATTGCTGGTAAATTTGTTTTGTTTTTTTCTTCACCCTCTTCCAGTATCTTTGCCATACTTTGAAATATCTCCAGTTGCTTTCGTAAGGCTACAAGCACGATTCTTTCTATTTTAGCAGCTGAATATCTGGTTTTATCACAGGTTGACATACTTCCAACTGCTGCTGTATGCCCACAATACACCACTGGCATTGCTCCATAGTTATACATCATTTTTAATCCGCAGTTTCCGCACTTTACTTTTCCCTTCAAAGAAAACCCTGCATCTCTGGCAAACCCTTTTTGTTTCTGGTTTCCAATCACAAGCTGTGCCAACTCAAATTCTTCATGTGTTACGATTCCTTTGTGATGATTCTCTGTAATAAACTGCTGATGTTTTTTCGTCCTTCGTGTTTCTGAACCACCTACCCGAATACGGGATGTCTTTCCCTGAACTAAGGCACCTGTATACGCATAATTTCTAAGTACCATCCATACAATTCTCGTATCCCAGAGCCATTCTTCTTCTGTTACTTTTCTGTTCCATGCTATTTTCTCATTTCTCTGAACCCTAAACTTTCCTGGAGTAGGTATTCCTCTTTCATTCAATTCATTAGCAATCATCGCTGTATTATAGTCTTTCATCGCCAATTCAAAGACCATCCGCACAATCTTTGCAGGTTCCTCGTCAATCTCCCACTGTCTGTCCTCTGCCTTTTTATATCCAAACGGAATCCGTCCTCCAGTAGATACGCCCTGTTTCCATTTTGTCTGGATACAACTTTTATATTTCTTAGAAAGATCTCTGCTGTAAAGTGTATTGACCAGATTAGTGATACTCATTTCCAGTCCCATTGTTTTTCCAACATAATTGTTGCTGTCATACTGTGAATTGATTGCAATTACCCGGACACCCATGATTGGAAATATCTGTTCCAGATAATCTCCAACTCCAATGTAATCTCTACCAAGCCTGGATAAATCCTTCACCAACAGAACATCTATCTTTCCCTTTTTCGCATCCTCTATCATCTCCTGAAATGCCGGACGGTTAAAATTTGTCCCACTGTAACCATCATCTATATATTCTTTAATTTCTCCATCCAGCTCATCCATAGACTCTACGAAACTTTGTAAAAGAAGTCTCTGATTCTCTATACTATTACTTTCATCCTTATTGTTTTTTCCAAGATCTCCATCTGCTAACGACAATCGTAAATAAAATGCTATTATATCCATTATTCATCACTCCATTATCTCCATTACCTTTTGAAATACATCTGAGCATTTCATCCTTACTTCAATCATTCCTTTAGAACTTACAAAAATTTTATCTACCAGCTCGTCTATCAACTTTTGATTGAATGAACGATCATCCAGATATTGTTCCAGATTCTTTTCAACTTCCAGAAATTCTTCTATACTTTTCTCAACCATACGTTTTCTGACCTGTGCCTGATTGATGCCTTCTGTAAGTTTTTCTTTTTCCTGCACATAATGCTCTTTTAATGCTAGATACTCCTGCTCATCCAATAATCCTGTGGCAAAGTTTTCATACAGCGTTGCACTTGTCTCCTCCGCTTTCATAAGTCGGTACTGCATATTCTGAATCTTCACTCTTAACGAAACCAGTTCACCTTTTTCACAAGTTCCTTCCTTCATTTTTTGCAGAACTTCTTTCTTATCACACATAACCTTAATCATATGATGAATCTGATCCATGACTGTTATCTTCAGTAAATCCTCATGAACTTTCTGTCTGCAATATCCCGGCTTACCATCATACTCTTTGCAATAATAGAAGCCCTTTCGTACTCCCTGAGACTGTCCAAAGTTTGTATAACGCATATATGTCATCGTCGTTCCGCACTCCATACATTTTACTTTTTGAGGAAAACTATCTTCCACACCTGCCCATCTGCTACGTCCACGTCTGAAACTTTCCTTCATAAAATCACTTCGCTTTTCCCAGCGTTCCTGCACTTCCTCAAAATCTGGTTCTGCTACAATAGCCTCATGTGTATTTTCATGGATAATCCACTCACTTGGGTCGGTATGATGCTCTGGCATATTCCGGTACTTTGCAGCTTTCCTTTTTCCATATACAGTAGAGCCAATATATGATTGATTTAATAAAATAGTCTTGATTCTGTCCCCAGTCCAGCGGTCTGTTTCTGGAATCTCCATTTCAATTTCGTGTGTTGCTTTATATGCAAATGGAGTCATAATATCCAACATTTTTAATCTCTTTACAATATCACCTGTTCCCTTTCCCATCTGATACCAGCGAAAGATTGCCTGCACGATTGGAGCAGTTTCTAGATTTACCTTCAACTGATTTTTTTCTTTATCAACATAATATCCATAAATGCTTTTTGCGATTTTCATATCACCACGTTGGCTGTGCATTTCAAAAGACAGCACTCTCTTTTTTGACGCATCCTTTGCATACATTTCGTTTATCATGTTTTTTATCGGCATCACCATGCTGTTTCTATCTTCTGCCCTGCTGCTGTCGAATTCATCATTGATAGAAATAAGCCGGACATTCAAACACGGAAAAATGGTTTCTATATAGTATCCAGTTTCTATAAAATTTCTTCCAAACCTTGATAAATCCTTTACGATGATAGCCTGTATCTTTCCCGTCCGGACATCATCCATCAATCGTATAAATTCTGGTCTGTCAAAATCTGTTCCTGTGTAACCATCATCTACATAAGTGTCTACCAGTTTATATTCTTCATGATCCTGGATATACTGATGCAATAACTCAATCTGAGTCTGGATACTTTCATCATTTTCCTTTTCAACAGAAAGTCTGGCATACGCAGCTGTTGCAAGCTGTTTTTGCGTTATTATTGATGCGAAAACCTGTAATTCTTCTTTTTTCTCCTGAACAACATTTGCTCTCCTACTCTTTCGTGCCATCTTCAAAATCCCCCTCAAACCATTTCTGTGGTAATCTTTCTTTCCAATCCTGATATTTAAACTGTACTTCTACCTCTTCATATCTGACGCACTCAATCCGTTCTATCCACGCTTTCACATGCTTTCTCGTGATTTCTTCTGGAACTATCATTTCTGAAAAAGTCTTTATCCAAAGATTATCTTTACTGAAACATTTTTCGATTTCCTTAATCTGTTCCATATAATCCTGAAGTTTTTCATCGCACTCTTCAAATTCTTCTATATTGACTTCTCTTTGCATTGCATATTCATCTTCTGAAATTTTTCCGGCTATCATGCTGTTATACAAAGGAAGATTTCTGGATTCAATCAAAAGCATTTTTTGAAATATCAATTTTGCTTCTGCCTTTATTTTCAGAATACGGATTTCTTTTTCGTATTCCCAGTCAAAGCTACCGATCATCCCGGCAATCCTTTCTGCCTGCCGTTTTTCATTCTCAATTATCTTATGAACTTTCTCATAAACCTCATCAAAGGGAATATGCCCTCTTTCGTATACAATCTCTTTTGGTTTTGGATAACTCAACCGGAAAATCCGAATCTTTAATCTCTGATGTGGATACAGTTTCAATGCTATCCCAGAATCTTTATCAAAAATCCTGTTTGAAAATGGATTAAGTGGCGTTTTCCCTCTGACATGATCACTATATTTCCTCACAGATAATTTTGAATGGGCTTTTTCAAAAGTCTCCTTATCAATAAGGACTGGACAACTAAACATTTTCTTTTTTCCATCAATCGTCCGTTCCCACTCTCCTATGTACTGGCGGTTATAAATAATTCTCTTTACCTGTGCCATTTTCCATGGTGCATTTTCATCCTTGATAGGTCTGCCCCAAAGTTTATTTACATAATTCCCAGAACATTCAATTCCGTCTGCTGTCATTATCTTTGCTGTCTCATTACAGCTATGTCCCTCACAAATCAGCTCAAAGATTCTTCTGACATGTTTAGCTGCTTCCGGATCAATTTCCAACTCCATCTTTCCTTCTTTATATTTGAACCCATACTTCGGATAAATTTTACTTTCGTTATATTTTCTTACCTGATCTGTTGTGAATTTATTTCTGTAAGCCGCTGCTTTCTCATCCAGATATTTATATGTTTCCTCTTCACTCACATCACAGGAGCAAAAATCATCCTCCACTACGGCAAAATACACACCTGCCGGAACAAACATGCTCCTGAACATCTCTGCTGCTACATTGGAATTTCTTCCACATCGAAACATTGAATCCAGAACTACGCAATCAAATTCTCTTGCGATTGCGTCCATTTTCATTTGAAGATATGCTGTTTCTTCATATACATCCTTTTTACGGTCTGAATATTTTTTTCCGAGTGTCCATCCTCTTTTCTTTATGTAGTCCTGTATTCTCTGATTCTGCTGACCGATAATATCTTTTGGAATCTCACCATTCTCCATACAGGAAACCGTCCGGGTATAACTTACGCATCTCATAACTCTCCTACCTTTCTCAGCAGATCACCATTTGCAAACGCATACTTAACAAACTCCGTGATTTCATCTTCATAATTAAAATGAATTTCTATTCTGTCAGTGCTATACACAACAATCCTGTCAATCAACATTACTACGGTTTTTCTATCCAAAGATTTTATGTTTCTATATTGTTTAAACTCAGTTACCCATTGCTGTGTACGCATCTCATTCGACAGCATTCTTTTTTTCTTCTCTTCCAATCCTTTCATAGATACTTTTGCATTCTCTATCTTTTTAGAAAAGTTCTGTTTCAGCTCTCGGTATTCCTCTCTGGAAATAATCTTGTCCACCATATCCTGATATAGATTAGCTTTCAGTTCTTCATATTTCTGGATTTCCTTATGAAGAGTTTTCATCTGTGTATCCAGTATCTTCACGCCAAACTGCTGCTGTGGAAGATTTTCTATCTGTGCGATAATCTCATCAGCTTTTACAATCAATGCAACCTGACTTCGGATTGCCTCCAACACTGCTTTTCGCAATTTTATATCACTGATATTATGAGAACTGCATCCCTCTTTCCGTTTATAGGTTGAACAATGATAGTAAAAATATTTCTTTCCTTTTTTAGTCGTTGTCCGTCGTACCAAATTTTGTCCACAGTCTCCACATCGAAGAAGACCAGAAAATTCATAAATACTTTCTTCTTCTGGAGAAGTCCTTGTATCAAGTTCCATCAGTTTCTGCACACATTCAAAGATTTCCTTTGAGACAATCGGTTCATGTGTACCTTCCACTCGAATCCAGTTCTCTGGCTCTATCTTCTGTCGGACATTCACCTTGTAATTAATTTTTCTGGTTTTGCCCTGCACCATGGTTCCTGTATACAGTTCATTCTTTAAAATTCTTAAAACCGATGATACGTCCCATTTTGGTTTTTTCCCTGCCATAAAACCTGAACTGTAATTAAAGCCACAGGCTCTCTTATACTCGGCTGGTATCAGCACTCCCATTTCATTTAATCGTGCTGCAATATTCTTTGCACTATACCCATCAATCTTCATGTTAAAAATCATCCGTACAATTTCTGCTGCATATTCATCAATTACCAGATGGTTTTTATCTTTCGGATCTTTAAAATATCCATAGCCTGCATAGTTTCCTATAAACTGACCTTTTTTTCTTTTTATATCTAACTGACTTCGGATTTTAATTGAGATGTCCCTGCAATATGCATCATTCACTAAATTTTTGAAGGGAACTATGATTTGATCTGAATCGTTTGTCGTATCAGCACTATCATAGTGATCATTCACTGCTATAAACCGAATACCCAAAACCGGAAAAATCTTTTCAAGATACCTTCCTGTCTCAATATAGTTTCGACCTAATCGGGATAAATCCTTGACGATGATACAGTTAATCTTATGATTTCTTGCATCCTCCAACATTCTCTGAAAATCTGGACGCTCAAAATTTGTACCACTGAATCCATCGTCAACATATTCTTTGACCAGTGTAATGTCACTATGTTGCTTTACGAAGTCACGAAGCAAACTTCTTTGATTGCGTATACTATCGCTTTCCACTTTATCTCCATCATCTTTGGAAAGTCTCATATATAACGCTGCTAAAAATGAATTTTGACTTTTTAAATACATAAAGCCATCAACCTCCTAATTTACTCGCTTTGTAGCTGTAAACCAAGAAATTCATGGCTCTTTAGATGCTCTTTAAATTTTGACCCACATCCATGTTAACATAACTTCTGGTCTCTTGCCACACCTTTTTTCAAATTTTTAAAACTTTTTTTCTGGAGAGATACATCTGCTCAAACACGCTTCCAAGGTATCCTGTCCAGCAAAGCTAATCTTTACAATCATTCCATTTGATATATGACAATAAGGATTCTTTACCTGTCTGATATAATCAGCAATTCTTTCTTCCAGCGGAAGCTCTGTATGAATCTCCACATCATCCAGATCAACCAAGGTGCTTTTATCTACATTGCGGATGTCAACTGCTGCCATTTCCTGCAATTCTTCTATCGTCGGCATTTTTCTGTTGTCCATTTCTTTACCTCCTACGATTTCTCTTTTTCCATTAATCACAGGCGGCAGAGGGCAAAAGGTCATATAAATTTTAAATTTTTTTATTTTTTTGTATTTTCATCTGTCTTTTTGCTGTCTCCCACGCATGATTATGGGAAGGGATTATCTCTTAGAGCAAGTTTCGCAATGTAGCACAATAACCCCTTCCGGGGTTACTGGCCACTTGCAACTTGATGGGGATTTCGTTTCCCCATACCCTCGACCGCAATCAAAGATATGCGTATTGGTTCCCATTGTCATGGTCACAGCGTGATGATTGTTCATCACTTGTTTTCACAGCA